CCCTCTCCGTGCCTGCTTGACAATAAAACTTAAATAGTTTATAATTGTCTCATACGCGAAATTGGTGTAGTGGTAACATCCCATCCTTCCAAGTTGGTGTCACGGGTTCGAATCCCGTATTTCGCTTGAGAATCTCGACGGAGATTCTCTGGGTGTGACAGAAAAACCTACGTGGTCAAGCACGGGGTAATGTAGAGTAGGATAGGGGTGGTGCCCGCTGTAAGACTAGGAGACTAGAGTTGCAGAACCCAATAAGACCTAGGGATCCGAAAGTATCAGGGAACGTTACTATCAGTGAGACCCCCTGATTGTGAGTATGATAGAATCTCACCACCCACCACCCTCTGGTAGTCTATTGGTAAGGACAGGCAGACAATGCACTTGGAAACTGGGTTCGATTCCCAGACAGAGGTACATTCCACAATGGCGCAGCGGTAGCGCAGATGACTGTTAATCATTTGGTCCCTGGTTCGAATCCAGGTTGTGGAGCCTAGGGCGATTAGCTCAGCGGTAGTAGCGTCTCCCTTACAAGGAGAATGTCACTGGTTCGATTCCAGTATCGCCCACTTGATAAATAAAAATAAAAAGAGTATAATGGAAAAACTTTATAAACTACTAAGTGATGCACAGTCATCGCTTTTTGTTTTATTCCATAAAACTTGGGCATTTCACTGGAATGTTGTAGGTGAAGACTTCACTCAATTACACCAACTCTTTGGTGGTCAGTATGAGACTATGTTTGAAGAGATTGATCGTCTCTCAGAACATATGCGTTATTTGAATGTAAAACCTCTCAGTTCTCTTTCTAGAATGTTAGAGGTAACTCAAATCAAAGAGGCAGCAAGTTCAACAGGAGCAAAAGAAATGCTTCAGGAACTTCTTGATAATAACACCAAGTTTTGTGAACTAATGACAGAGATCTCAGAGGAATCTGAAAATCAAAAGTCGTATGCTACAGCAAATTTAGTTCAAGATTTAATGGAATCGCACGGTAAGTTTGTTTGGCAGTTAAGAGCACACCTGCAATGATTAGGATGAAGAATAATGATTTCAATAAGATGCAAAGATTGTAATAGAGAATTAACAGGACACCCATCAAAAACAGTAACTTGTGGTTGTCCAAATATGGCAACAATTCGTGGAGATAAGATTTCAGCACTTGACTTATCCCACATTGTTATGTTAAACTCTATTCAGAAAGAACAAAAATCAAATGTTCTGACTTCACAAGATCTTGCTTTTCAAGAAGCAAGACGCCAACGCAAAGTAAAGCGTTTGGATTTTGAGGTTCGCTGAACCTCCCACTGGAAAGGTGGTCGAGTGGTTGAAGGCTCTAGTCTTGAAAACTAGCGATGTGAAAGCATCCGTGGGTTCGAATCCCACCCTTTCCGTTTTTATATCAACATATTACAATCTTTAAGAAATGATATAATGTCTACATATTAAATATATCAAAATACAAAAATGACAGGGTTTTATCTTCTAATGCTGACATTTATTGCATTAGTAGTATACGCGGGTTATGATGAAACCATGAGACTTTTTCAATATGCAGACCTACAAGTTAGGTATGCTGCAGTAAGAGTCCAGATGAAATGGATGGGTTGGAACCTTAAAAGACAACTGATTAAGGATACGACCAATTTTGAAAAGTTCCTTAAGGAGTACACAGATGACTGATAAAGAGCTGTCTGATCTTTCTTTGGAAAGAAAGGAATGCCCAAAGTGTGGTGCTGTTTGGATTAATGGAGAGCACTACTGGTCCGGAACCGGAAAAAAAGGAAACGAACTAGATCTTGCAGGATTAGTTTGTAATAAACATGGAGATGATACTTGTATTAACTCAAGTAGAGGAAAAGAAGGTGGTGTTACTTGGGAAAAGAGATTGACTGAACTGGAACAAGATCATCCAAACCAATGATGCACGAACAAGAAGAGTTTATTACACGCTCAGAAGTTCAGGAGATGATTGATGCAGCAATACGACAACACAACCGTAATGCTTCTATCATTAGTATGTGCGTCGGTTGGGTGGTTCTTGCTTTATTTGCTGAAGGACTTTTGAGACTTGTAGGAGTTATTCCTCCATTACTTCCATGGCTCAAAATCACTCTGAACTAATCTTTTTAGTTCCTTGGTTTATTCTTGTGGTGATTGCCCTGTCAATGTTTGTTCAGGGGTGGATGATTATGAATGCTCGTCATGGGTATTCAAAAAGTCCAAAAGTAAAACATCCAGAATTAAACGACGTTAAAGCAGGAGATCCTCTACTAGTGGTTAGATTCACCGAAGAAGATTTGCAGGAACTGCACCAAAGAATTCTCCAACAGAAAATGGATGAACTCTTTGAAGAACCATCAACTTATGAGGACGAGGAAGATGAGTAAAACACTTTTGGCACTAACACTCATTTATGGGTCAACTATTGGTCTGTGGATTTATTGGGGATTGACTCATGCATATCCCCAATAAACAGAAGTATCACTTTGCAATGTCTGCTTTTGTAAGAATGCACGGATACTCTATTATGAACAATATAGATATTAAACAGTTTTGTGAAGAATGGTCTACTTGGGAAGTTACTGCTCCGTTACAGGGACTTGACGAAGTGGACCAATACATGTATTATGAATATAAGAACTGGAGGGGAAGATGATTTTTCAACTAGTTGAAGCACTAGCATCAAATCCTTTCTTTCTTTTTCTTTGTGGATGTGGGTTGACAGTCGTACCATTTGCTGGTATTATGTTTATACACAGAAACAAATAACGGGGTGTAAGTCAGCGGTAGACGGCATCTTTTGGGAAGATGAAGACGGGAGTTCGATCCTCTCCACCCCGATCATAAAACTTTACTTTATGAAAATGTATTCAGAACTTTCAGAACTTCAGGCATTTACAGTAGAAGAGTTTCAAGCAGATTTTGATAACTTAATGAAAAGAGTAGAAAATGGAGAGTCTTTTATTATTAAAGATGGGGGAAGAAGTGCAGTGATAGTTCCATACAATGAAACTATAAAGTATGCGATAGATTCAGTTGTGGATGACGAAATGATACGAATCCACACCGATCACGAAGAAGGTTCGTGATTTTTTGTGGGGGCATAGTTCAACGGTAGAACAGCGGTCTTATACTCCGTATTAGCGCCAGATTAGCGCGAGGTCTTGGTTCGAATCCAAGTGTCCCTATTGCTATTCTCTATTTGCGAATAGCGAATGCTGGTTTAGCAATCTGGTGAATGCACCGATCTCATAAATCGGCATAGGTGGGATCGTTCCCCACAACCAGCATCGGACAGAAACTCTACTGTCCATCTTGACTTCTTCAAGTCAAACCCTTATAATACTAAGGTCAACATTCAAAACAATGACTCTCACAGCAAAATTCAAGAAAGACATTCAAACCCTTCGTGGTGCCGCAAATGGCGATTTCTACCTTGATGTAAAGAATCCGAAACTCTACAAAAAGGTTCGTCGTTTCTACGAAAACGAAGGTGTAGTGTTCTCTGGTGATCCTCTGGATGATTATGAGATGCTTATGGAATATGTTCTTGCTGATCTCGAATCCGTTGAGGTTGGTTGATGAAAGTCGTTAGGAAACCTACTGTTCTGCTTGAGCGTTTCCCGTATCGTTATGTTCAAGTCGGAACTCTTGAAATCAATGGAAAACCTGATTGTCGTATTCAAAAAGTAGACGCATACACTGGGCGTTATCGTGATATGTATCTTTGCGATAATGAGATGCAACTCATTACTGCTATGGAAGATCATGATTATACCTGCTGGTTAGATCCAGATATGGTGCCTGCTTATGTGAAGGATGATTAAATAGTCTCGGGATGACTTAAAAAGCGCACTGGTCGGGAGCAAAACCCCTTATGTCTAAATCTGATTTACTTCGGTGGATTGGAAACATTCTCCTCATAATTGGTTATCAAACTATGTTATGGGGAGAATTTAAATACGGTTTGGTAATAAAAGTAGTTGGGGGATTACTCACAATACCTTTTGCTATTAAACTGAAACTTTGGGATGTACTATTCTTATGTGCTTTCTTTGGTATTACCGAGATATCAAAGTTAACCCAACTTTTCTTTAGTCCTGGAACGACTTAAAACTTATACTGGTGGAGTCAAAATGACCCTATTATGAGTTTACGTCATCTCTTAAATGCCGTTGGTGCGGATGGGGAATTCTTTCTCCGCCTGGTTTCCAATTTCCAGTTAAAGAATTGGTGGCGAGCCTGAGTTACCTAGGGGGAGTTGCACAAACTCCTCTTTTTTTGTATAATATAGAAAAATATTTTGTGTATGAAAAGAGCACTTATTACTGGAATCACGGGGCAAGATGGATCGTATCTTGCTGAACTTCTCTTATCAAGGGGGTATGAAGTACATGGTACTATAAGAAGAAGTTCTTCAATTAATAATGATAGGATTGATCATCTGTCTTCGGATGTTATTTTGCATCATGCAGATCTGACAGATTCTACAAATATTCTTCATGTTATTCAGGAAGTTGAACCTACTGAGATTTACAATCTTGCAGCACAAAGTCATGTGAAAGTTTCTTTTCAAATGCCTGCATATACGGCAGAGGTGGATGCACTTGGAACAGTAAGAATCCTTCACAGTCTTTGTATTCTTGGTATGCAAAAGGATGTCCGTTTCTATCAGGCATCTACTTCTGAAATGTTCGGTTTGGTTCAAGAAATTCCTCAGCGAGAAACTACTCAATTCTATCCACGCTCTCCTTATGGAGTAGCAAAACTGTATGGACATTGGATTACTAAGAACTATCGTGAATCAATGGGTATTCATGCGAGTTCTGGTATTCTCTTTAATCACGAGTCTCCTCGTCGTGGTGAAACTTTTGTGACCCGTAAAGTCGTGATTGGACTTTCTAAGGTTAAATCTGGTCTTTTGGATTGCGTTCAACTTGGCAACCTGAATGCAAAGCGTGACTGGGGACATGCAAAGGATTTCGTGGAAGCAATGTGGTTAATGCTCCAGCAAGATGAACCAGATGATTATGTGATTGCAACTGAAGAACAACACTCTGTTCGTGAGTTTGTTGAGAAGTGTGCTCCTTACTTTGGTATGGATATTCGCTGGGAAGGTGAAGGTCTTGATGAGGTTGGTATTGATACCGTAAGTGACAAAGTTGTAATCCGAGTCAGTGAGAAATACTTCCGTCCATCTGAAGTTGATACTTTGATTGGTGATTCATCTAAAGCAAGAGAAAAACTTGGGTGGGAACCAAAAATTAGTTTTGATGAACTTGTGCGAGATATGTGCTTGAATGAACTGCGGTTTTGATAGGGAGGAATAAGATATGTATTGGCCACTTATGAAAGATACGATCACTCTTGCTGATCGTTTAAAAATGGCGAAGTTCGTTCTTCTTACCAGCCGCCTGACAAATGGACCAAAAGTTCGTGAGTTTGAGAAGCAATGGTCAGACTGGTTGGGTTGTGATTATTCTCTTTATGTTTCTTCTGGTAGTACCGCAAACTCTCTTCTGATTTCTTCAGTTAAGGAACTCTACAATCTACAAGATGGAGATAAAGTCATTGTTCCCGCTTGTACTTGGGTTACTAATGTTGCTCCAGTTATTCAGTCTGGACTTACTCCTATTTTCTGTGATGTAAACCTTCGCAATTTTAGTTTTGATGAAGACGATCTTCAGTATATTGCAAAAGAACATCCAGATGTAAAAGCAATCTTCATCACTCATCTTCTTGGTATTTCTGCAAATGTAGAAAAATATAAAGAGTTATTCCCAAATGCTCTTATTCTTGAGGATATTTGTGAGTCTCATGGGGTAGAAAGTAATAGCGGAGTCCGTAGGGGAAAAGATTCTTTAGGTTCTACTTTTAGTTTTTACTTTGGACACCACATGACTACGATTGAAGGTGGTATGGTTTGTACAAATAATAAGGATTTGTATGAACTGATGCGAATGAAGCGCAGTCATGGAATGGCAAGAGAATCTAGTCCAGAAAGATTTCAGCAGTATATTGAAGAAAATCCTGACATTTCAAAACAGTTTCTGTTTATGACTGATGGATATAACTTCAGAAATCATGAAGTTTGTGCTGTTCTTGGACTTTCTCAGTTGAAGAGACTTAATGATATGATTGAAATCCGTAGGAGAAACTATAAAGATTTTTGTCTTTCTATTGCCCGTAATGCTCACAAGTTCTATGTTCCGGAGTATAGATCCGGAAACAGTAGTTTCTGCTTCCCGATCATTTGTAAAGATTCTGAAAACATGAATAAACTAAAGGACATCTTTGATTCAAAAGGAATTGAGCATCGTCCTATTGTGAGTGGTAATCTTTTGAGACATCCTGCATTCAAAAAATATGAAGTTTGCACTCAGAAAGATAAACTAAATGTAGAAGTTCTACATACAAGTGGTGTATATGTTGGTAATAATCATTTTGTGACATCACAACAAATGAAAGTATTATCTAAAATACTTGACAATATTTAAACTACAAAATAAACTTTAACTAAAAGGAGTTTGATAAATGAGTGAACGACAAAAGACAGCACTTGTATGTGGTGCTGGTGGATTTATTGGGAGTTACATGGTTCGTAGACTTCGTGAAGAAGGGTATTGGGTTCGTGGAGTTGATCTTAAGTATCCTGAGTTTTCTATTTCTGCGGCAAATGAGTTTATTCGTGGAGACTTGACTGATCAAATCTTAGTTGAGAAGGTTGTTCAGTTCAAAGGATATGCTGGCAACTATTATCACTTTGTACCATCTAAGCACATTGAAACCTTTGATGAGATTTATCAGTTTGCTGCTGATATGGGAGGTGCTGGATATATCTTTACTGGGGATCATGATGCAGATGTGATGCATAACTCTGCTCTCATTAATCTAAACATTCTGGATTCTGTAAGAAAACTGAATGATTTTACGGGAACTAACAAAACTAAAATCTTCTACTCATCCTCTGCTTGCATGTATCCCGAATATGCACAGATGGATGTGAACAATCCGGGGTTGAGGGAATCGGATGCATATCCTGCTGGACCTGACTCTGAGTATGGTTGGGAGAAACTTTTCTCTGAGCGTCTGTATCTCTCTTATAGTCGTAACTATGGTATTCCAGTAAGGATTGCCCGCTACCATAACATCTTTGGTCCAGAAGGAACTTGGACTGGTGGTAAAGAAAAGTCTCCTGCTGCCATGTGTCGTAAGGTTGCTGAACTTCCTCCTCAGGGTGGAACCATTGATATTTGGGGTGACGGAGAGCAAACACGTTCTTTCTTGTTTATTGAAGAATGTATTGAAGCAACTCGTCGTCTGATGAAGTCAGACTTTGAAGGTCCTGTGAACATTGGTTCTGAGGAGATGGTTACTATCAATCAACTTGCAGATACTGCAGCAAAAGTATCTGGTAAAAATGTAGAAAAGAATCATATTGATGGTCCTCTGGGTGTTCGTGGTCGTAATTCAAATAACGATTTGATTCGTGAAAAACTTGGTTGGGATTATACAATGACTCTAGAGGAAGGAATTCGTAGAACTTACGAATGGATTAATGCTCAAGTCTACAAAGATGCTCCTATGTACCACCCCGTCTGAATATGAAGATCTGCTTTTACACTGAAGCACATCTAGGGGACTTTTTATTCGCTGCTCCATTTATCAATCTTTTGGTTGAAAAATGTCCAGAGCATGAATACTATCAATACATCTATGGGTCCGATGGAACTGTTTTTCCTGAGATTTTCATGAAAACAGTTCCCGGACTTATTTCTACTAATGAGATATGTGGAGATATTAATATTCCTACCTGGTTGTGTAATAGAGAATACTCTGAACTGATTATTCCGCAAACAGAAACTGATCAAACTTTTCCAGGTCTAGAGGACACTTTTTTTGTCCATAGACGTGCCTGGAATTTTATTTTTAGGAAGCATGGTTTTGATATTTTAGTTCCAGATAATCTAGGTATTAACTTTGATTATGAGTTAATCCTCAATAAGGAGTCTGTGAATAAAATAAAATCTCTAAAGAATAATGGTAGAAGAAAAGTTTTATTTCTGAACCATAAGGGAAAATCTGGACAGACTGATAACGAAGACTGGTTAGATAGAATATTTAAACTATCCAATCAACATAAAGATTGGGACTTTTATTATACTAATAAAGAATCAAAAGAAGTTACTAATAAAAATATTTTTTACACACCAGATGTTTTTGGAAAATATCCTTCTGATATATTGCATAACTCGTATTTGAGTATTTTTTGTGATATAATAGTTGGTAGGTTCAGTGGAGCAGCTGTTGCTTCTTCAATGCACAATAGTAACATTAGGAATGAAAATAAAATCTTGATTACTCAAACGCAAGACAATATTCATAAACCAGATTTAGAAATTTGGTTTAATAAAAAACTTTATAAGGCAACAAACATTCATAGTCATATCACACAGGAAAGTTTTGGCATTTTGGAGAACATTTTATGTCAGTGATTGTAAGAGAAATAACATACGAAGAAACTTTGAATCTTAATAAGTCAATCTTCCAAAATGAAAACTGGTATTTAATGTGCTGGGGAATGGGAGATGCAACTGCAGCAACTCTATTCTTGGAGTCTAGATCCCCTGTTTCGTATAAGATTCTATGTCAAAAGAGAATCTATAATGGGATTAAGTTTATTCTTGACAACTACGTTCCCTCTCCCCATAAGTGTGAGGAGATTGTAATTTATCCAGATGATTTTCAGGTTTATAAGGGATATCCTATTGACCAAGAGGAAGTCCTAATGTCTTGTAATGGATTCTATCCACAAGATCCACAGATCGTGCAGAATGCACATACCTATGGCAAACTTAAGGTAACTCATATGCCATTCAAGGATTGGGATTATTTGAATAATATTCACAATACTGGCATTCTTCAAAAGATTTATGAGTATGATTTAAATGCTACAAAAGATATTGAAGAAAAAACTTGCATTCTTTTTCCTGAACGAGGTGATAGTTATCAACTCAATGATTCCTTCTGGGAAAATGTTGTATTGAAAATGAAAGAGAAGGGATATAAAGTAATCGTTAATATGACAAAGAAAACAAATGTCTTTAAGAATCAAAAGACATTTGAGGGAACGGAACCTTTGGATAAGTATGAACTACAGGATCTTTTAGATTATGTTGTGAGGCATCAAAATCTTGTTATTATTGGACAGTGTTCTGGTATTTTTGATTTGTTCAAGTATCTGAGTTGCCTGAAACTCATGTTCTTTATTGATTATGAAGATCCCAATATGCCAGATCCAACGAGAGCACTTTATGAATATTGCAAACTCGGTGAAGGACCCTTCACAAAAAATCTTATAGATATTAAGTTATCAAAGTTTGATATTAAACAATTAGATTTGATTGTACCATGAAAACAAAGTTTAATCTTGTAGGAAATACATTCACTCATCTCACAAACGGAAACAAGGGATATTCGGTTCACGGGAAAGAGTCAAAATATATTGAATGGGTCAAGGATGGTAGTGGGGAAGCAACCTTTTATATTGACAGTACTTTAGGGCAAGCTGAAATAGATGATATCCCTGGACCAAAATATGGTTGGTTACTTGAGTCCAAATACATCACTCCACAAATTGTAGATCATGTAAGGATGTTTCCTGAGAAATATCTCAATACTTTTGATGCAATCTTTACTCACAATCAAGATTTGCTTGCTATAGATTCTAAGTTTAAGTGGTGTCCTGCCCAAGGATTTTGGATTCAGGATCCAAAAATCTATGACAAAACAAAGATGATTTCCATGATTTCATCTAATAAAACTATGTGTGAGGGTCACAGACTTCGCCTTGAATGGGTGGAAAGACTGTGGGGGCAGGTTGATATGTATGGTAGAGGATTTAAGGAGATTGCAAATAAAGAAGAAGGTTTGTGTGATTATATGTTCTCTGTTGCCATTGAAAATGGACAGTATGAAACTTACTTTACAGAAAAACTTTTAGATTGTTTTGCTACTGGTACTATTCCTGTTTATCTTGGTGCTCCCGATATTGGTGATTACTTTAATAAAGATGGAATCATTGATCTTACTGAAGAGTTTGAGGTATCAGATGAAATCTATTATAGTAAGATGGATGCCATAAAAGAAAATCTTGAGAAGGCAAAGGAAATGGAAATTTTAGAAGATTATATCTATGGGAGGTATTTCTCATGAGTATGTTAGGTCCTTATGCCTCTTGGAATAAAGAGACTGGATATGCAGTTTGGGATAATCCTACTGCAGAATACACTGGAATCTTTGAAAGGATTAATGTTCAACCTAAAGGCGTGATTCATGTTGGTCTTTGGGACTTTATTGAATATGGATGCTATACCAAACTCTTTGGTAATAAAGTTGTGGGAGTTGAGGCAAATCCAAACATCTATCAGAATATGGCAAAACCTGTTGCTGATAAATGGGGATTTCAAATCTTCAATGAGTTTGTTTATCGTGAAGACAACTGTGTTAAAAACTTTTACTTTGCGGAACATGGTTCAAGTTTTTATCAAGGTCTTCCCGAGTGGAACAAAGTAAACTCAATCAAAGTCAAGACTAAAACTCTTGCAACTGTGATTGAGGAGAATAAGATTGATATGAATGAATATGACTTCTTGAATATTGATGTTGAGGGAGCAGAACTTGATGTATTGATTGGATTTGAAAAGTATCTTGATTATATCAATGTAGTTGATCTTGAAACAACTCTTGATGACAGACATAAATCTGGAGTATCTCATGAAGAGATTGTTCAGTGGTTATCTGAAAGGGGATTTGAACTTAAAGAAATGTCTCCTTCATATGAGAGAGAAATGTGGGGAGATTCTTTATTTGTAAGAAAAGGTAGAAAACTACCACCATTCAAGGATGGAAATGCTGGAACTAAACTTTTTGGTGAAGAATATCTAGCAAAAAATTGGGATACATATCCCTTCAATAAATGGAAATGATTTGGAGGAAAAATGAAGATTGAAGTGTCTGTTGGTGAAATCGTAGATAAAATGACGATTCTTGAAATCAAAAAAGAAAAGTGTGATAGTGAAGAAAAACTTAAAAGCATCGAATATGAACTGAACTATCTCACTCCTATTGTCGAAGAACTGAATGTTCCTCAAAATCTGATTAATGCTCTCAGAGATGTAAATAAAACTATTTGGGATGTTGAGGATGATATCCGCAATTGCGAAAAGAATAAAGTTTTTGATGAAACATTTATTCAACTTGCGAGAGATGTTTATCATAATAATGATCAAAGGTTCTATGTAAAGAACGAGATCAATCAACTTACTAATAGTCAAATTAAAGAGCAGAAGATCCTTCCAAAATATAACTGATTATGTCTAAAAGAATTGCAGTATCCACTTGGTGTACTGATGACTATGTTGATTTGATTGGAGTTGAGGATCTGGTCAAATCTTTCAAACATTTTCATCCGGACATTGACTTTTTTATTTTTGATTCCAAGATGACTGAGGAAGCTAAGGTGAGTGATCCTTGGCTTCAACCTGTCTGGATGATGGCACCAACTTGTATGCCATTCATTAATGATTATGATATGGTGGTTCATATTGATGGGGACTCTGTTGTTACTGGACCACTGACTGAGTTATTTGAAAGTGATGAGGATATTATTGGAGTGAGGAATAATAACTCACTCGGTAAGGCAAGTTCTCATCAAGGAATCACTATTGCACATCTTCCTCCATTTGGTAATGGAAGTCCGATTCCAGTCCAACAGTTCATCAATGCAGGTTTGATCGCTTCAAATAATAAAGAGTTTTGGTATGACTGGCATAATCTAAACAAAGAAGCATATAGAATCAAGACTGAAGTTGATCCTTATTTCCATGGTCTTGGGGATGAGCAAGATACTTTAAATCAGTTGTTTCATTGTGGGAAATACTCTGCAAAGGTTATAGATCTGATGGGAACAGGTCTTTCCTACGGTGTATGTAACACTTGGGGTGAAGAAACTCATTGGGACAGTTGGAGAAATTTGTATGTGCAAGATGGGCAGTTGTGCCTTGACGATCCTGTAAATGGTGATAGAATGGTAGTTAAAGTACTACATCAAGCTGGTGGATCTTTGGCAGCAGAAGTGAATAAAACCAACGGAGGTCTTCGTAAATGGTTTAGAACTGCTGTAAGTCAAGAGGCACTAGATTACATTGATCAAATCACAAAATAACTATGAGCAACATCAATACTTTAATCCAAGATTTTCTTCAAAATATCACATCAACTGAAGAAGATCTTTTTCCATATCTTGCTAACAGTGGAGAGTTTGTTCCTGGACAATCTCCTGTTTATTATTCTGGTCCTTATTGGACAAACGAAGAGATTGGTGTAATTCTTAAGTCTTTTCTTGCTGGTAAGTGGCTTGCTTCTGGCGAAGAAGTACACAAGTTTGAGAATAAGTTTTCAAAGAAGTTTAATAAGAAATATTCTTTGATGGTCAACTCAGGTAGTTCTGCTAACCTGATCATGATGTCTGCTCTAAAGAAAAGGTTTGGTTGGCAAGACGGCGATGAAATTATTGTTTCTTGTGTGGGGTTCCCAACCACGATTGCACCTATCGTTCAGACTGGTCTAAAACCCGTATTTGTTGATATTGATTTTTCGGATCTAAACTGGGACATTAATGAGATTGAAGATAAGATTACTACCCGTACTCGTGGTATTATTTCATCTCCTGTTCTTGGAAATCCATATAACCTTGATCAACTTATTGATATCTGCGAGAGGAATAAAATTTATCTGATCTCAGATAACTGCGACTCTCTTGGTAGTAAGTGGAATGATCAATACCTGACCGATTATTCTATTGCAGCATCTTGTTCTTTCTATCCAGCACATCATATTTGTACTGGAGAAGGTGGAATGGTATCTAGTGATGACGAAGAACTCATCAATATTGCTCGTAGTCTTGCTTGGTGGGGGCGTGATTGTTATTGTGTAGGTGCTCAGAATCTTCTCTCTTGTGGAGTCTGTGGTAAGAGGTTTGATAAGTGGATTGAAAAATATGATGGCATCATTGATCACAAATATGTCTATAGTCAAATGGGATATAATCTCAAACCTATGGATTTTCAAGGTGCTCTAGGATCTGTTCAGATTGAAAAGTTTGAAGAGATTCACTATCTTCGCAGACTGAACAAAGTAAAAATCCAAGAACACTTTGAAAAGATTCCTGGTGTCCGCAGTATTAATGAACTTCCTCAAGCAGAAACTAGTTGGTTTGGTGTTCCCATCGTTTGTGATTCCAAAGACACTAAAAATAAACTAACTCAGCACCTTGAGTCTAATAGGATTCAGACTAGGAATTATTTTGCTGGTAATATTTTGATGCATCCTGGATATAGTCATCTTGATTATTATAAGAATTATCCTAATGCCTGTAAAGTTCTTGATCTTGTTTTCTTTGTTGGATGTTCGCCAACTATTACAGATCAAATGATTGATTACATCGGTTCCATTACTTCAACTTTTCAAAAATGAGAGTAGTAGATTATATTATTGATCAAGTTTATAAGGCAGGTGCCCATCACATTTTTACTGTAACAGGTGGTGGCGCAATGTTTTTGAATGATGCTATTGCTTGTCATCCTGAGATGAAAGTAGTTTGCAATCACCACGAACAGGCATCTGCTATGGCAGCAGTTACTTATGCAAAATACACAGGTGGTGTTGCTGCAGTGTGTCCTACCACTGGATGTGGTGGCACTAACACTATTACTGGTCTCTTGGATGCTTGGCAGGATAGTGTTCCTGTTATTTTTGTGTCTGGTAATGTAAACCTTAATCAAATTTCCCCAAGAGGAGTTCGTAATCTTGGTGTTCAGGAAGCAAATATTGTTGAGATTGTGAAACCAATCACTAAGTTTGCTAAGATTATTGAGAGTGTTGATGAAGTTGAAAGTGTAGTTCGGGAAGCAATCAAGCAGGCAACAACTGGTCGTCCTGGTCCTGTTTGGATTGATGTTCCAATGGATCTTCAGGGAGCATCAATGAATCTTTTTGATCTTGTTGAAGAAGTTAAGAATGCGAAGAGACCTCTGATTCTGGCAGGAAATGGTGTTAACTGTGCAGGAATCTCTAAAGAACAGTTCAGAGATTATATTCATAACTCAAAGATTCCTGTTGTAACTTCTTTTAATGCGGTTGACTTGATTGAGTCTGATGATTCTTATTTTGTTGGAAGAGTAGGGATCAAAGGAACCAGAGCAGGAAACTTTGCGATGCAGAACTGCGATCTTCTTTTGGTTCTTGGTTGTCGTCTTCCAGTTCCCGTAACTGGATATAACTATAGTCAGTTTGCTAGAGAAGCAAAGGTAGTTGTAGTTGATATTGATGCTGATGAGCACTCAAAAAACACTGTAAAGATTGATAAGTTTATTCATACAGATCTAAAAGAGTTTTTTGATTTGTATAATATTTCTTCCGAATCTGTAGGGTGGCAGCAGAAGTGTTTAGGTTGGAGAGAATCTTGGCCCATTACTCCTCCCTATGAATCGGATGAGAATGGAATCAATCTCTATGACTTTATGAGCAAACTGAATCAACATAAACCTGAAGGTAGTGTTGTGATTTCTGATGCAGGATCTGCTTATTATGTTTGCTCTCAGGCAGTTGATATTAAAGGGAATGATCGTTATGTAACCACAAGTGCTCAAGCAGAAATGGGATTCACTATTCCTGCTTGTATTGGAGCATCCTTTGCTGGTGCAAAGAATGTAATTGGAGTTACTGGAGACGGTTCACTCCAAATGAACATTCAAGAACTTCAGACTATTGTTCATCACAAACTACCGATCAAACTTTTTGTGTGGAATAATGATGGGTATCTATCCATTAGAACTACTCAGAAAAAGTTTTTTGATGGTAGGGAGATTGGAACAGATGCTGATAGTGGCATTTCTTTTCCAGATCTTGCTGACATTGCTCATGCATATAAGATTCCTTACATTCGGATTGAAAAGTATCAGCAGTTTGATGATTCTCTGAGAATGATTTTTAAATTTGATACCCCAGTGATAGTTGAAGTGATTTGCCAAAAATGGCAGGAAGTTGTTCCTACTCTTATGGGTAAGAAAAACGAAAATGGAGCTGTCACTGCTAAACCTTTGGAAGATATGTATCCTTTCTTGTCTAGAGAGGAATTTTATGCTAATATGATTGTAACCCCCCTAGATTGATATGCCAGCTGATAATAAAGATAAAGTAACTATATTGAAGTTGCAGAAGCAAAAGCAAAATAAAGTAAAGACCGTTGGAGTCACTGCATATGATTATCCACAGGCACTTATGGCGGATAATGCTGGAGTAGATTGGGTTCTCGTTGGCGATTCTTTGGGAATGACAACCTTGGGATATCAAACTACTATTCCAGTGACAATGGATGATATGCTGCGCTCAGCAAGGGCAGTATCCCGTGGAGTAAATCGTGCGTTTACTGTTGGGGATCTTCCTTATATGTCATATCAAATTTCCAACGAGGATGCTATTACCAATGCAGGTGCTTTCATTCAAGCGGGAATGGATGCAGTTAAAGTTGAGGGATGTATGGTTGATCGTGTAAAGGCGATCTGTAGTGCTGGTATTATGGTAATGAGTCATCTTGGATTGACTCCACATACACGGGCAAAGCTTGGTGGATATAAAGTGCAAGGTAAAACTGCAGATCAGGCTAAAGTTATTCTTGATCAAGCATTGAGACTTCAAGATGCTGGATGTTCATTTCTTCTTTTAGAAGCAATGCCAAGAGAATCTGCTGCTATGATCGCAGAGAACCTTGATATTCCTGTTTATGGTATTGGTGCTGGTGATAAGGTTGATGGTCAACTTGTGATTATGCACGATTTGATTGGACTCTTTTGGGAGTTTAAATCTAAGTTCGTGAAGCGTTATTGCGAAGCAGGTCAACTTATCCAATCTGCTTTAACTGATTATGTAAATGAAGTTCGTGATCTTAAGTTTCCTGCTGAAGAAAACTTCTACGAAATTAAAGATGAGGAACTTGAAAAGTTGTTAAGTGATTCTAGTTGGAAGTATGAAAAAGGGTAAGATTCTTTTTACTGGCGGTAATGGTTTTATTGGTCGCCAGATTGTTCCTCTTTTGGAGCAAGAAGGATGGGAGATTGTCAGACCAAGATCTCATCAAGTTAGATTGGAAGTGACTAGTGAAGTCGATTCATTATTCAATAATCAGCGATATGATGCTATTATTCACGGGGCAATAGTAGGTGGTCGTAGGGAAATTGAAGATGGTCCGTCAATATTCTATACCAATATGAATATGTTTGAAAATATCTTCAGGCATATTGATAAAACTGATTTGTTTATTAACTTGGATAGTGGAGCTTCTTATGGACGCCCAGCCCCAGTAGAGGAACCATCTCCCAGTGACTTTGGGCAAGTTATTCCATCCGACAAATATGGATTCTCCAAATACTGTATTGCTAAAAGAGTTTTGGATAATCGGAAGGGTATCAATCTTCGAATCTTTGGATGCTTTGGTCCATACGAAGAACCTAGTAGGTTCTTTAATACTAATATTAACAACTATATTAATGGGAAGGATATTCAGATATTTAAAGATAGAAAAATAGATTTTATCTATGCAAATGATTTGTATAAGATTATCAGTTATTTTTTGAGAATGGGAAGCGGATCACTTGTTCGTGATGTTAACTGTGTGTATAATGAGAAATATTATCTGAGCGAAATTGCTGAGATGATTAATAATCTTGATGGTCATAATGTTAATATTATAAAGCAAGGAAGTTATGTTGAGTATCCATATTGCGGATCTCCCAATAACATATCTTGCATTGAGTATGATGGATTAGAAAAAGGTATTAGGGACTGTTATGAGTACTACAAATAAAACTTGTTTGATTTATCAACCAGTAGGTCTGGGTGATGTTTTATGGCTTCAGAGGTTAGTTGATGTTATCATTGGGGAGGGATATACTGTTTACTATCCCGTTGGTGATGTTTATTATGACTTGATTGTAAAGTATCTGAAAAAAGATAATCTTGTTTGGGTTAGGGAGTCTGATGATTTTCCTCTCAAACAATATTATGGAACAGTAAATATTCATCAAACTGAAAATGAACTTTATGTTCCTGCAAGTTTTGCTGACAGGTATCTTCCAAGATGTTCTGTAATGGCAGCAAAATATTATTTTCTTTCTGTTCCTATCTCCGATTATAGGAAGTCTTTTGATATCATTAGAGATGAGGAAAGGGAAAATAAGTTGATTGAGACTTATGGACTTACTGGTGATTATGTGATTGTTAATCGTGCCTTTGGCACTGATCCTGACGACTCAGATAACTTCAATGTCAATACTGATAAGAAAGTTCATTATATGAATCTTCAGCAAGATAAAGCAAATGGATTCAATGTCTTTGATTGGATTAAAGCATTTGAGAACGCATCAGAAATTCATACTGTTGGTACATCTATTTGCTATTTGATTGATAAGTATTGTCATAAAAATGAGATTCATATGTACCAACGCAGACATCCAAATCAAGAACAGACTCATCATAATGAGATAAATCTTGTTTACCGAAATCCTAACTGGATTTATGAAAATGAATAGAGAAGAAAGACCTTGGGGATGGTTTGAAACCATAGAGGAAAAAGATTACTACAAACTTAAGAAGATCTATGTAAGTCCAAATCAACAGTTCTCTCTACAATATCACAATCATAGAGATGAGCATTGGGTAGTTGTTGAGGGTGATGGAGACATAACACTTAATCGGATTACATTTTCAGTTGAAGTTGGAGATTTCTTTAGGATTGGTATTCGGCAAGTTCATCGTATGAAGGCAGGTCCTGACGGTATCTTATTCTACGAAGTTCAAATGGGTGACAAATGTGAAGAGTCTGATATTGTGAGACTTGAAGATGACTATGGCAGAACTAACTGATTTGTGCTATAATAGTTGAAAAATCAAGGAATGAAATGAATCGTATCACTGACTATAATGATGTAAAAAATAGAATAGTGAAGTGGTTGGGTGATTATGTTATTGAACATAATATCAAAGCATTTGTAGTTGGTGTTTCTGGTGGAATTGATTCGGCAGTTTCTTCAACTCTTGCTGCATCCACTGGACTTCCTACTTATGCTCTTGGAATGCCTATTCACCAAAAAGAAGAACAGGAAACTTTATCCGACGCCCACTTGAAATGGTTGCAAGCAAACTTTCCAAATGTAATAGCGAATAAGTTTGACCTTACTAAAGTTTTTGATTCTTTTAAATTTACTATGCGAGAAATGGGTTTCAATGAACTCGCTCTTGCTAATAGTAGATCACGCCTTCGTATGGTAACTCTTTATCAAGTTGCTACATCTGTTGGTGGTGTTGTTGTTGGTACTGGAAATAAAGTTGAAGATTATGGTGTTGGATTTTATACTAAATATGGTGATGGTGGAGTTGATATTGCTCCCATTGCAGATCTCTACAAAACTGAAGTATGGGAACTTGGTAAGTCGCTAGGAATTGACCAGCGTATTATTCAAGCAAAACCAACTGATGGTCTTTGGGATGATGGAAGAACTGATGAAGATCAGATTGGTACATCATATGAAATGTTAGAATGGGTGATGGAAAGGGGTCTCTCTGAAGATCCTATGTTCCTTAATGAGCAAGAAACACTTGCGATAAACATTTATCAAAAGTTTCATAATCAAAACAAACATAAAATGGTTTCTATTCCTACATTTAAACTATGAAGATTGGAGTTATTGGAGCAGGCAGACTTGGTATCTGCTTTGCTCTTCTTTTAGAAAAAGCAGGGTATGAAGTCTTAGTTTCTGACATTCGTGAGGACTATGTTAATGGTCTAAATGATAGAATCATCAAAACTAATGAACCACAGGTTTCTGACCTTTTAGATGATGCTATAAACTTTAGATCTACTACTGATAATAAAGAGGTTATCCGTGAGTGTGATCTGATCTACACGCTTGTAGCAACTCCTTCTTTGCCAGATGGTAGTTATGATGTAAGTGCTGTTTGGCAGGTTGTAAACGATATTCAAGAGGTAGATACTACAGTTAATGGAAAAGCATTCGTTGTAGGATGTACAACGAATCCTGGAGATTGTGAAAACTTCCAAAAGCAACTAGATTCTCTTGGAGTAGATGTATTCTATAATCCAGAGTTTATTGCTCAGGGAACAATCGTTCGTGATCTTCAACATGCTGACATGGTTTTGGTTGGGGGATATTCTGAAAAAACTAAATCTCTGATCAGTGAGATCTATCACAAGATTCAAGTGTCAGAACCAAAGATTAACTTTATGTCTTTGACTGCTTCCGAAATTGTTAAACTTGCTATTAACTGCTATCTCACAACCAAGATTAGTTATGCTAATATGGTTGGGGAAGTTTTAACCAAGTCTGGTTTGGAAGATGAAATTGATTCTGTATTGAGTGCAATCGGTAATGATACTAGGGTTGGCAATAAGTTTTTGAAATATGGATATGGATTTGGTGGTCCGTGCTTACCAAGAGACAATCGTTCTTTTGCTGCTTATGCAAAAAAACTTGGACTTGAATATAACCTAGGTCTTACGACTGACAATTTTAACAATGAACACGCTAAGTTCTTGAAAGATTATTTCATTAAGAAAAATACTAGAGGACTTCCTTTTGCTTTTCACTATATTACATATAAAGCAGGGACAGATATTCTAACCGAAAGTCAGCAATATCGTTTATGTTATGATTTGATCCAAGAAAACTATAAGGTATATGTGACTGACTATGATTCTATTGATTCTGAAATAAGAGATAACTTGGAAAAACAGTATAATGATAGATTGATTTTTGGTATTCCTAACGAAGAAGTATTTTGGATTGACTTATGATTGGATATAACAGACTTGGAACAAATGGTCGTTTGGGGAACCAGATGTTCCAATATGCAGCACTTCGTGGTATTGCTGCAAATAATAATCTTGATTGGTGCATTCCTCCTGAGGACGCACCAACATATGCTAACTACGGTCTCTTTGATGCATTCAAACTTAAGAATGTAAAAAATGTTGGATTCATTCAAAATGGTCCAACTCTAGATGAACCTGGATTTGAGTTTGATGAAGAACTCTTTAATAACTGTCCAGATAATGTAAACATTGATGGTTATCGTCAGAGTGAAAAGTACTTCAAACATATTGAAGATTCTATTCGTGAAGACTTTGAGTTTAAAGATGAGATCCATGGAACTTGTAATGAGTTTATGGAGCAATTTAATGGGAACATTGTTCTGCTTCATATCCGCAGAGGTGACAATGTAGGTCGTCCTGACTGGTATCCTATGCCTGTCGTTGATCATTATGAGTATCTTCTTGAAAAGCATTTCTCAGATAATCAACCAGTATTGATTTGTTCTGATGATCTTGATTGGGTAAAGGAACAAAAACTATTCCAGGGTGATCGTTTCTATCTTTCCGAAACCAGGATTTACTATCCTAAGCAAGTACTGAATGGCGCAGGTCAAATGGAAAAATCTCTTGTTCCTTTTTATGACTTGTGCCTAATGAGTATGTGTAGTGATGCTATTATTGCTAATAGTTCGCTGTCTTGGTGGGGTGCTTGGTTACAGAAGAATCCAAATAAGAAAGTGATTGCTCAAAATCCTTGGTTTGGAGAAAGACTTTCTTTCAATAATACCAAAGATTTGATTCCTGAGTCTTGGGTTATTGAACCTATTCCTGAGGATAGAATTCAGCGATGATGGATTTAACATTTCTCATACCAACTAGAATAGAAACAGAAGATAGATTGAGAAATATAATATCTTCTGTCTCTTATCTTTTAAGACACATTCCTGCTAAAGTATTGGTTAAGGAGGTATCGCATCATCAAACTTTTAAGTTCAGGGCAATACCTGAGATTAGAAAGTATGCTGATACTTCTAATCTTGAATATCTTTTTGAGGAATCAAACGAATCTTTGTTTTGTAAAAGCAAAGTTTTAAATGATCTGATCATTGCTTCTAATACTAAAGTTGTGGCAAACTATGATGCGGATTGTATTCTGCCAATCTCATCATACTATCAAGCATATGAAGCAATCATTGGTGATCAAGCAGATGTCATCTATCCTTATGGTTGTGGGATTTATCAGTGGAGGGCAGAGTATAATCCAGATATCTATGAGGAGTTTGTTAATACTCTGGACACTTCTATCTTAGATAAAAGAAAAATACTCTCAAACTCAACGATAGGTTGGACTCAGTTTGTGAATCGTCAAAAGTATATTGACTCTTTTATGATGAATGAGAACTTTGTATCTTGGGGATGTGAAGATGATGAGTTTTATTATCGCATGAGTGTTCTTGGTAATCGTATTGGGAGAGTTGAAAACTACGTTTATCATCTAGAACATTCAAGAACTCATAACTCTTGGTTCAGTAATCCAAACTTTAATAATAACTATCAACTTTGGAATACTATAAAAACATTTGACAAAGATAAACTCATAGAGTATTATCAACAACAAGACTATCTAAAAAAACGTAGAGAACAATTGGTATGATAGGATTTAATGCATTGGGTAGAATGGGTCGTCTGGCAAATCAGATGTTCCAGTATGCCTCACTGAAAGGTATTGCTAGGAATGTGGGTGCTGATGTTTGCATTCCAAATCACACAGTTGCTGTAGATGATGGAATCGGAAATAAACTCAGGACCGAACTATTTGATTCCTTTGATTTGAATGTTAATATTGGACTATTGAATAATGGACATGCTCCAGTAGTCAAAGAAAGGTTTCATGAGTTTGATGAGGAGATCTTTACTCTTTGTCCTGACCATGTAAGTTTGCAGGGATATTTTCAAACTGAAAAATATTTCAAACATATTGAACAAGAGATTCGTGAAGACTTTACATTTAAGAATGAGATTCTCGGACCTTGTAAAGAAATGATTTCTACGGTAGAAAATCCTATCGCACTCCATGTTCGCCGCACAGATTATCTTATCAATAAAGAAAATCATTTTAATCTACCTCTTGAGTATTATGAAGCGGCATTGAAGCACTTTGACGAAGATAGGAATGTAGTGGTTTTTTCTGATGATCCCGACTGGTGTAATCAGCAAGAACTATTTTCTAATGACAGATTTTTGATCTCTGAAAATACAGACAATAGAGTTGATCTTTGTCTGATGTCTTTGTGCGATGATTTTATTATTGCCAACTCTTCATTTTCTTGGTGGGGAGCTTGGTTATCTTCTAACAAAGATAAAAAGGTGATTGCTCCTGTTCAGTGGTTTGGAAAAACAGGATATACAAAAGATTTAAATACTAAAGATTTGATACCCGATGAATGGATCCGTATTAATGATGGACAAGAATAAATCCGCATATAAACTTACCAATCTTCCTCCTATTCTTTGGATGAATTTAGATGCTGATGGGCATCGTCGTCAGCACATGGAGACTCAGTTTTCTTATTGGCAGATTGAGAATCACACTAGAATTTCTGGTGTTGATGGTAGAGATGGCGATGTAACAGATCTTCTTAAGGGCAAGATACCTGATAATATGAGTATGAATGAGATTGGTTGTTGCCTTTCTCATTTGAAGTGTATTCGCTACTTTATTGAAGAAACTGATTATCCTGAGATTCTAATTCTTGAGGATGATATTTTATTTGACACTGCTAAGTATTGGCAGTTTTCTTGGTCTGATATGTATGCTAAGTTGCCGTATGATTATGATACGGTACAACTAACGACTATCAATCCAGCAACAATCTATATCAATCTTCACCCTAGATTTATTAATGATTTTTCTGCTGCTGCTTATATAATCACCAGACATCACGCAGAAAAGATTTATAAGAATCACATCAAACCAAATAATAAGTATAAACTTGATAATGGAGTTAATCCTAGAGCAGTATCTGAAGATTTGATTTTAAATACTGGAAAGTCTTATTGTTTCCCAATCTTTGTGTATCGTTTAGATCTTGGATCTGCGATTCATCCAGAGCATATTGATATTTTCCATAGGGATAGTTATAACGGCATTATTAATTTCTGGGAAAGAGATAGTTATAATCTTGAGGGTGGATTGGATCAACTTATGAATTGGCATCCATATGAGTTTGGATTGCCTCCAGGATTTGATGCAAATGGTCCTATTCCTAGAGCGGAACAACCACCCGCTTGACAAATCAAAAAAACCGTTGTAACATACTGAAACCTTAAACAACTTAAGGTTTTTTTCATATTCTATAGAAGAAATACAAACTTATGAAACTCAAACAACTGATGCTTGCACCCGTTGCTCTGGGTATGGTTGCTCCTGTTGCTGCGAATGCCGCAGAACTGAATATGGCAGCAGTCAACCAATATGCCACCTCTGAGCAGGTCACAAGCGTCTCACAACTTTCTGATGTGCAACCCACTGACTGGGCTTATCAAGCACTCAACAATCTCGTAGAACGCTACGGATGTGTTGCTGGTTATCCTAACGGAACTTTTGGTGGCGGTAAAGCAATGACCCGCTACGAGGCTGCTGCTCTTCTGAACGCTTGCCTGGATCGTGTAACTGAAAATACTGATGAACTCAAGCGTCTTGCTAATGAGTTCCGTGATGAACTTACTGTAATTCAAGGCAAAGTTTCTAACCTTGAAACCAAAGTTGGACAACTTGAAGCAACTCAGTTTTCTACCACCACTAAACTGAAAGGCGAAGCAAACTTCGTTCTTGGTGGTGTAGATAATGCTTGGACTCCTGGTTCAACTGCAAGTACGAATGTTGGTAATACTGCATTCAACTATGATCTTCGTCTGAACCTTGATACTTCGTTTACTGGTAAAGACCTGCTCCGCACTCGTCTGCGTTCTGGTAACTTCTCCAGTCAACCTTTCGGTTCTAGTTCTTCTCTATTCAAACTGGATAAGGCAGAGAGCACCGCAAATGCAGTCACTCTTGACCGTTTGTACTACCAGTTCCCTGCACTTGCTAAGGGTGTAACTCTGACTGCTGGTGCTCTGGTTCGTAACACCGAGATGACCTGGATTCCTACTGCATATAAGTCGGAAGTTCTAGACTTCTTCCAACTTGCTGGTGCTCCTGGTGTCTATAACAAGGCAACTGGTGCTGGTTTTGGTGCCCAGTGGTCACAAGGTAAGAAAGGTTTCGTTGCTGGTCTGAACTATGTTGCTCAAAATGGTGGTGATTCCACCAAAGGTGAGTTTAACGAAAAGGGTGCTCTGAACACTCTGGCACAGATCGGTTATCGTGCTCCTAACTACGGTATTGCATTCGGTTATCGTTATGGTACTGAAGGCACTCGTGTTCGTACCTTTAATGGTGTTGCTGGTGCTTCTGGTGCTCTTGCCCCAGGTCAAACCTCTAATGGTTATGCTCTGAGTGCTTACTGGCAACCTTCTAAGTCTGGTATTGTTCCTTCTGTTTCCGCTGGTTACGGTTGGAATACTGTAAGTCTGAATGCAGAAGGTCAGGCAACTCCTGCTGGTGCTACTGATTCGCAAACTTGGTATGCTGGTCTTCAATGGAGTGATGTGTTCGCCAAAGGTAACTCTGCTGGTGTTGCTGTTGGCCAACCTGGCAATGCAGAAGGACTGGATAAAGATGCAACAATGTGGGAAGTATTCTATAAGTATCGTGTAAGCGATAACATTACTGTTACTCCCGCAGTATTCTATGCTTCCAACAACCAAGCATTTACCGATGCTTCTTCCAACTTTGGTGGTGTAATCCAAACCAAGTTCACCTTCTGATAACCTCCAAGGTATAAACTTCATTTATCCCCCGCAAGGGGGATTTTTATTAACCTTTTCTTAGTTGACCTTTACTTTCATCTCTTTTAGACTTTCTTTGTAGTTATTCACTTTTTATGAAACTCAAAAACTTTATTGCTATTAGTCTTGCTCTTTCTCCTATCGCAGCATTTGCAGGAACAACTCTGAATGGTGCAGGTGCCACTTTCCCCGCACCTCTTTATCAACGATGGTTCCAAGACTATGCACGAACTTCTGGGAGTAGGGTTAATTATCAGTCCGTTGGTTCTGGTGCTGGTGTTCGTCAATTCCTTGCGGGCACGGTTGACTTTGCAGCAAGCGATGAACCAATCAAACCTGCAGAAGCAGCAAAAGTGAAGCGTGGTGTTATTCAAATCCCTATGGTAGGTGGAACGATTGCCGTTGCTTATAACAAACCTGGATGCTCTCTGAAACTTACTCAGAAACAAGTGGTTGGTATTTTCCAAGGTCAAATTAATGACTGGAAACAACTTCCAAACTGTGGTAATGGTCCTATTCGTGTTGTTCATCGTTCTGATGGTTCTGGGACTACTTTTGCTTTTACTAATTCATTAGACGCTTTTGGTGGATGGACTACTGGTGTTGGTAAGTCTATCAACTGGACTACTGGTGTTGGTGCCAAAGGTAACGAAGGTGTCTCTGGAACCATCCGCAACACTCCTGGTGCAATTGGATATGTGAATACTGGATTTGTAAAAGCAAACAAACTTCAGGCAGCAGCAATCCAAAACAAGGCAGGTAAGTTTGTTCTTCCTACCGCTGCTTCTGGTTCTGCTGCACTGAATAGTATTAAACTGGATGCTAATCTTGCTGGCGAAAATCCGAATCCTTCTGGTGCTGGTGCATATCCAATTTCTACTTTGACTTGGGTTCTTGCCTATAAGACCGGTAATGGAGCAAAAGCAGATGATATTCGTGGTGCTCTAAACTATGCTCTAAGTACAAAGGCACAGATGATTGCTGATGATCTTGGATATGTTCCTCTTGCAGGTTCGGTTCTCAACAAATCACGCATTGCTGTTGCCCGTATTGGGAAGTAAATAATAAGTATTAATACTTATTATTGTTAGGAAATCATAACAGGAGGTGCTTGACACCTCCTTCTTTTTACTATATAATTCTGTTATAAATCTTTACAAAAAGACAATGACTGTAACAAAAAATGAATTTGGACAAATGAATATGTTTGCCAAAGAACCTTCAATGTATATGACCAAAGAAGACCTTGAGCGTTATGGTATTGAACCTTATGCAGTAAAAGCGGAGAAAGCAAATGGGCGTTGGGCAATGCTCGGTTTTGTTGCTGGTGTTATTTCTTATACTCTCACTGGCAAACTCTTCTTTGGGGTCTTCTGAAGAAAAATGAAACTAACTTATATTGGTGTTCCTGCCCCTGAAATATTGGAAGATGACCCTTGGTTTGGTCCTGCTCCTTTAACAGAAAAATCAGTTGCTGCGAAAGCTTTGAAAGAAGCAAGAGAGCAAGCAGAGGCAGATTTGCAATTGATTCCTGAGTATGATGAACCTCAACCCAAGGAACCAGAAAATATCCATGAGGTTATGTATCAGATTGCAACAAAGAATGTTGCTACAACTATAGCACTTGATCCTCTACCTTCTTTAGGAGGTTCTGAAAACTTCCAAGAGGGTTGGATGTCTGGTGCTGGTTTTCACTAGTATTCCAGGAGACAAAAAATGCCCGAAATAATCTTTACAATTACAAGTGTTGCCTTCTTTGTTTTGTTGGCACACTCCGTTAATCAACTATCTGAAACTTACTGATGACTTATTCTATTACTCTTCAATCCCCTGATGGCACTGAAAACACTTTTGAATGCGCCAAAGATCAATACATTCTTGAAGCAGCTGAAGAAGCTGGCATTGATCTACCTTCCAGTTGCCGTGCTGGTGCTTGCTCTTCTTGTGCTGGCAAACTCATTAGCGGCACAGTAGATAATGAAGAGCAGTCGTTCCTTGATGATGACCAGATTGCTGATGGGTTTATTCTAACTTGTGTAGCATACCCCACTAGCGACTGTGTAATCTTGACAGAGCAGGAAGAGAATCTGTGAGTGCTGGAATGCTGGGGCAACTTGGAGTTGCCCTCCAAAGTCTAGATTGGAATGATCTAGAACTTGAAGTAAAGGTGGCAGGCACCCTAAAGAATGACAAGTTTATTGTCATCAAACCTGTAAAAGAAAAACTGGTATGTAATCCAGACCATAATCTTAAACAACAACACCCTTATCAAGGAGAAAATAAATGAAAAATCTTTTTAACGAGCGCAGTGAGCGTATTAATGGTTGGGCAGCAATGATTGGAATTGTATCTGCTATGGGGTCATACCTTGTCACTGGTCAAATCATTCCCGGTGTATTTTGATGGAGGTTAAAATGCGTAAAGAACAATATGAAGTTCCACAAGTACAGTTTGTGCTTCGTGAATCTGGCGAGTTTGTAAATAAAACATCTGCAGAACTTTTCAATGGAAAGCGTGTGGTCCTGTTTAGCTTGCCTGGCGCTTTCACTCCTACTTGCAGTGCCTATCAGTTACCTGGATTCG